TAACCATTTTTTTAAGTTTTACAGTCACATTAGCATTCGCATTTGATTATTTAGAATACCTATTGTCAGTATTATTATTAATTGTCTTTATAGAATTAATTGAGATTAAAGTTATTTTAAATACTAAACGTAATTAGAATATAGTACATCATTTATTACATCAAGGAGAAACAACATCATGAAAGATTTGCTGATTGAATACAGAAAAACAAGATTATTAGTTATTAATAAAATTAATCAACTTGAGATAGTTCAAGGACATGAAGCGGATGATTTACTAATTTATAAAGATATGCTTAAAGATATAGATTACATTATTGAATGGTTAACGACTGGCCATGAACCAAACAATTACAATTCAATTGACAAAGCACAATGTTATTTAGTCGATCATGAAGTTATTAGTAAAGCTTTCAGTGAATCTATGTATCGTAAATGTTCAGATGTTGAATATTCTGATGTAATAAATGATCTGAATCATCCTGTTAGTCATGCTTTAATGAAGTTAACTCAAAAAGAATTAGAATGTTTCATTATGGTGAAATGTGAATACTTATCATTAGGTGAGACTGCAGAATTGTTAAATATACAAAAAGGAACTGTTCAGATGTATCTAAATAGAGCAATAACAAAAATGAAATCTGAATTAGAAGGCAATTTATTTTTATTAAAAATTGTATAAAAAATTATGAAATAGTATAGATCAACACGTTTAGTCGTGTTGTAATAAAGTATACCAATTGAAAGGAAGGCAGTGAGGTATTAGAAAGTTTGAAAAATATAACAGAAATCGCCTTTTATATAATGTCTGTCATAGCCATAGTCAAGACATTACAAAAAGACGATAAGTAAGAGACAATGCTCGAAAGGGCTTGTCTATGCATAATAATTCTAACACTATAGTAATATGAAAACAATTTACATTTTATTAATTTGGGTTAATGCAATTTAAGGTAATGACATAAGTGATTGCATCATCGCATTATTGACTACACTACTATTAATTAATAATTTGAAGAGGGGAAAAAATGAATACAGTAAATGAAATTATTAACTCAATCGAAACGTTATTAAAATCACATACAGGATATAAAATTTCAAAAGATAGTGGTGTACCTTATCAAACTGTTCAAGATTTAAAAAACGGTAAAACGCATATTGAAGATGCACGCTTTAGAATCATTGCGAAATTATATCAATATCAAAAATCTTTAGAAGTTTAAATATTGAGACATACTTATTTTGGTGTGGTTTATTGCTTATTATCAATTATTATCAAATCTTGTCTTACGATTGATACATTAGTAGGAGATTTAATTATCTCCTGACGATGTCCTCTGAAGTAGCTTTTAACTCACTAATACCTATCTATGTTAATTCATAGGTAGGTTTATTTTTTTAAGCATTTAGCGTGAGAGTGGTGATATATGAAATGAAATTGAGTTTAAAGCAACAGAAATTTGCTGATGAATATATTAAGAGTGGTAATGTGTCGCAAGCTGCTATTATTGCAGGATATAGTAAAGCTTATAGCCGTACACATGCTTATAAGTTGCTAGAAAAAGCTAGCGTCAAAGTGTATGTAAGTAAACGCTTAGAAGAATTAAAAAAAGAAAGTATCGCACAACAAGATGAAATATTGCAATATCTAACTTCAGTGATGCGTGGTGAAACCACTGAGCAAACGTTATGTGGCACGGGTGAAGGTACACAGAAATTAATTACAATTGAAGTTAGCGCAAAAGATAGAATTAAAGCAGCAGAATTATTAGGAAAACGACACGTCATGTGGACTGATAAACAAGAAATCACACAAAGAAATATTGAAATAACTATCGGTGAATATAATGACGACGATTAAAATGAATATTACTAAGCCCCATAACGTCTTTAATAAAAATATTTATGACATACTCTATGATTATCATCATTTCACTGAAGTTCATTATGGTGGTGGTTCGAGTGGTAAATCACACGGTGTTGTTCAAAAAGTTGTTATCAAAGCACTTAGAAATTGGCAATATCCCCGTAAAATACTTTGGTTACGTAAAGTACAAGCAACGATTAGCGAAAGTTTATTTGAAGATGTTAGAAGTTGTTTAATGAGCTTTAAAATATGGGAAATGTGCAGATGGAATAAAACGGATAATAAGGTTGAATTACCCAATGGCACTATTTTTATATTTAAAGGCTTAGATAATCCTGAAAAAATTAAATCAATCAAAGGGATATCAGATATTGTCATGGAAGAGGCTTCTGAATTTACATTAGATGATTATACCCAACTCACATTACGTTTAAGAGAGCGTAAGCACAAAGATAAACAAATATACTTAATGTTTAACCCTGTTTCAAAATTGAATTGGGTTTATTCGTATTTCTTTGCATCACAAACGCCACTTAAAGACACACTTATCAGACAATCTAGCTATAAAGATAATAAATTTTTAGATGACAAGACGAAATTTAACTTAGAAGAATTAGCAAATAGAAACCCAGCATATTATAAAATTTATGCATTAGGTGAATTTGCGACACTAGATAAACTTGTATTTCCTAAATATGACATAAGAATATTAAACAAAGATGAATTAAGACAAATCCCGTCATACTTCGGATTAGATTTCGGATATATTAATGATCCGAGTGCTTTTATTCATATAAAAGTTGATTTAGCAAATAAAGTCATTTACATACTAGAAGAATTTGTCAAAAGAGGTATGTTAAATAACGATATTGCTCAAATGATTAAAAATATGGGCTATCACAAAGAAATTATTACTGCAGATAGTGCAGAACAAAAAAGTATTGCAGAAATTAGAACACATGGCGTCGATAGAATCAGAGCAGCAATCAAAGGTAAAGATAGCATCATGGCAGGTATCCAGTTTCTGAAACAATTTGACATTGTGATTGATGAACGATGCTTTAAGACGATTGAAGAATTTGATAATTACACATGGCAAAAAGATAAGAATACTGGTGAGTATATCAATAAGCCAGTTGATACATACAATCACTGTATTGATGCGTTACGTTATGCCATAACAAAATTAATCTTTAAAAATAAAGAATCTCAAAATAATCATAATAATTTAAAAGCGATACGTGGTTTATTTTAGTAGGAAGTGAACAAATGACAATATACAACCAAGATAACAACAACACAAAGTTCTCAAAGAATGCTAATGACGATTTCAATATTGTACAACTAGATGAATTATTTAAAGCTGATAACTTACAATACTTAGTTAAGAAGCATCAAGATACACAGGTACCTCGATTAGAGATGTTAGAGGCATATTATTTAAATAGGAATACAGATATATTAACAGCTGAAAGAAGAGTCAATGATACGACGAATAAAGCTGACCATAGAGCAGTTCATAATTATGCTAAATATGTATCGCGCTTTATTGTTGGTTACTTAACAGGTAACCCAATTACGATTATTCATAAAGACGAGAAGACTAATGAAGAAATTATTAAAGTGAATGATATCAATGATGTGGATGCTATTAATAGTGATTTATCTTTAGATTTATCGATTTATGGTAGAGCATTTGAAATTGTTTATAGAGATGAACAAGATATTGATAGATTTAAGGTATTAGATCCTAAAAATACATTTATTATTTATGATTATTCCTTAGATAAAAATGTGTTAGCTGGTGTTAGATATTACACTATTACAGCTGACAATAATGACAAAGTTAATATGGTAGAAGTGTATACGGCACAAAAAATCTATTACTTTAAAGAAGTAGATGGTGAATTAGTCATCAGTGAAGAAAAGTCACATTACTATAACGAAGTACCAATTATTGAATATCTCAATGATCGCTTTAAACAAGGTGATTTTGAAAATGTCTTAACGCTGATTGATTTATATGATAGCGCACAATCAGATACTGCAAATTATATGACTGATATCAATGATGCGATGTTAGCTATAGTTGGTAATGTTGAATTAAATGGCGATGATGCGGTTAAATTTAGACAAGCTAATATGATTCATATTAAGCCAGGTGAAAGTTCAAATGGCACTGAAGGTCATGCAGATGTCAAGTTTATCTATAAGCAGTATGATGTTAATGGTTCAGAAGCTTATAAGACAAGATTACAACGAGATATTCACAAATATACTAATACTCCTGATTTAAATGATGAAAATTTTAGTGGTGTTCAGTCTGGTGAATCAATGAAATATAAATTATTTGGTTTAGAGCAGATTAGAGCGATTAAAGAACGTTTATTCAAAAAAGGATTAATGAAACGTTATAAATTACTGTTTAATAATATTAACCTCACAGGCGTTTATAAGCACGATTATTCAACGATAACGATTCAGTTTACACCTAACCTACCTAAATCTTTAATGGAGTCTATAGAGGCGTTTAATGCGCTTAATGGAGGTATCTCAGAACAAACGAGAATGTCGTTATTACCATTTATTGATAATCCTAGTGAAGAGTTACAAAAAATGCAGGAAGAATCTAGTAATGAACATTATAAAGATGCTTTTAAACCACAACAAGAACATGTAGCTCAGGATGAAAAGAATGATATAAATGACTGAGTCAACAAATGAATATTGGTTAACACGCGCTCAAAATGTCATTGATACAGAGGCACAAGAAGATGCTAAAGCAATGACAGATATTGAGCGTATTATTTTGTTAATGTATGCAGAAATAGCTAGAGAAATACTAGCATTTTATGCTAAATATGCTAAATCTCAAGGTTTAGCGATGCAAGATGCTATTAGAGTCGCTGATCAATTTGATGTTGTAGCCTTTCAACAACAAGCTAAGAAATTGGTTGAAACTAAAGACTTTAGTGATGAGGCAACTAAAGTATTGAAAACATATAACACTAAGATGAATATTTCACGAGAGAAGTTACTTAAACAACAATTAGATTTGATTGTTAAACGCTCAGGTATTGATATTGAACATAAGATTGAAGATAAACTTGTTGATGCAGTAGATAGAGAAGTAGAACGACAGGCAGGTATCTTAGGAGAACATGTCAAGATTGATGACACACATGTTAAAGTAGTAGTGAATAGTAATTTCAAAGGTGTCACATGGTCAAAGCGATTGTGGAAAGATATGGCACAAGTACAAAAAGAAGTAGAACGTATCACAAGTCATGTCATATTAAGAGGCAGACATCCTAATGAATTTGTATCGACCTTCAAGAAGAAGACCACTGCAACAACATATAATGCTAAGAGATTATTAATTACTGAATCAGCAAGAGTGCAAGCAGAAGCTCAAAAGCTCACTTATCTTAAAGAATTAGGCGAAGATGCTAAATATAAATACGTAGCTAAAATAGATAGTAAAACATCTAAACTATGTCACAGTTTAAACGGTGAAGTATTTAAAGTTAAAGATATGACACCAGGTGTCAATGCGCCACCGATGCATCCATTTTGTCGTAGCACTACCGTTCCACACGTTGGCAATTGGCGAGACCAATTCTTTAAAGAACGTAAAGGTAAGTATAAGCTAGAATATGAAGATAATAATATTAAGCAATCAGGTGCATTGAATGATAAAAATGATCCATATATGAAAAAAAGATTTAATCATGCTAATATGTATTATGAATCTGTTCGACGAAGAAATAAAAAAATAGAAATCAAAATAATTTCGAAGAATTCAGGTTTAAAAGATAGGACAATAAAACGAGTATATGAGCACATATTTGAAAATGAGTATACATTAGCAAAGGGCAAAACAAATTTCGATCCAGATTTTGAAATGGCGAACAGTTGGCAAAGATTAAGAGAAGGAAAAAATATAAAAAAAGCAGATATAATCATGTTACGTCATGAAGCGCTTGAACATTATTTAATGAATAAGTATAATTTTAGTTATAAAGAAGCTCATAATGTTGTAGAGAAAAGATATAACTATAATAAAGAACTTAAAAAAGATAATTATAAGTAATCGACTGGGGGTAGCAATAGTGTTAGATTTAAAATTAATTGAAAAGAAAAAAAACAGTGTTATTTATAATTATTATCCAGAAAACGAAAAAATATTTGGTACTATTGAAATAAGGATTGATGATTTGGAAGTAATACAGGCTAATAGATCAGATTATGACAAAGACACAAGTACATATTTAGGACATGCTATATATAGAGTTAGTGAAAATATCAAAAATAATGAATATCCAGAAACACAACTTGTTGCATGGTATTAATAAGCATCCTTTCTACACAGATAAATAGAAAGTGGTGCTATTTTTATACGCTTTTTTAACCTTCCAATGTGAAGGTTATTTTTTATTGTCCAAAACATACTGATGACGTTATAAAAGCTGAAATGGAATAAGTCGACAGACTATAAACGGAGGTTGCTCTCATGGCAGAACAAGTTAATCACCAGCTTGATGATACTCAACACACTGAGTCATCTCATAACAATACAGAAGTTAGTACTAACGACGACAAACAACAAACGACCGAAAAGACATTTACGCAAGAAGAAGTGACGAAATTGATTCAGGAGCGTGTTGCTCGTGAGCAACGTAAAACTGATGAGAAGATTAAAGATGCTATAGCAGAAGCACAGAAACTAGCGAAAATGAATAAAGATCAACAATTACAATACGAAAATGATAAATTGCTCAAAGAATTAGAAACATATAAAACAAAAGATGCTAAGAGCCAAATGAAACAAGAAGCACGTTCAATGCTCAATCAAACTGGTATTGAAGTTGTTGACGAAGATTTATTAGATATTTTAGTCACTGAGAATGCTGAACAAACAAAGAAAAATGTAGATATCTTTGCGAATTTGTTAAACAAAATGGTTCAAGCTAATGTTGAAAAGGCATTAAGACAAGAGACGCCAGTAAATTATCAACAATCTAGTCTATCAAAACAAGATATTATGGCGATTAAAGATGATGTTGAAAGACAACAAGCGATTGCAAAGAACATTAATTTATTTAAATAATTTTTAGGAGGTATAAACTTATGACTCAAATTACTAGTCAAGATTTAGGACAAGCTAAGTCTATTGATTTTGCGAATAGATTTAGTAATAACATTGTTAAGTTATTAGAAGTATTAGGTGTAACGAATAAGCTACCAATGAATGTTGGTTCAAATATTAAAATGTATAAATTCAGTGTTGAAGAAGCCTATACGACAACTGTTAATGAAGGAGAAGAAATTCCATTAACTAAAGTCAAACGTGAGTTAGTTAATACGATTGAATTAACTTATACAAAATATCGTAAAGCGACAACGTTAGAAGCTATTCAAGCACACGGTTTTGATTTAGCAGTAAATAATACAGATAACGAACTGATTAGACATTATCAAAAGAAAATCAGAACAGATTTCGCATCAGTATTAAGTCAAGCTGCAGGAACTGCAATCGATAGTTCAAAAAAAGCATTAACCGCTAAGAACTTACAAGGTGCTTTAGCAAAAGGACGTGCTAAGTTAACAACTGTTATTGAAAGTGATATCACGCCAATTGCTTTTGTTAATCCGGATGATACAGCTGAACATATTGCCAATGGTTTGATTGTATCTAATGGTTCAATGTTTGGTATGGGATTATTAACAAATTATGTTGGGGTACGTGTCATTGAATTATCAGATGTTCCAGCTGGTGAAGTATGGATGACTGCTTCTGAAAACTTAAATATTGCTTATGCAAATCCAAATGGTGAAGTTGGCAAAGCATTTAATCTTGTGACAGATGAAACAGGTATGGTCGGTGTATTACATGATATACAAGCCAATCGTTTAACAGCCGAAACGGTATTAACTGGAGCAATTCAAATCTTTGCTGAAAATGTTGACGCAGTAGTCAAAATTAAAATTAAACCAGGGGATAAAAGCGTTACAATTAGTTAAATTTTAAACAGTTAATATTAGACCGTATTTTTAAGGATATAGTTAAACGTTTTGAATAAGGTCAATATATCGTTAATAATGACAGGGGTAATGGCTAATGAATTTTTTAGATAATGTTAAAGACCGTATCGGCTTAACAGATGATAAACAAGATATTCAATTACAACATATCATTAATAATGTCAAAGCTGAATTGATGGCAATGTTGCCTGAAGAGATTGAAGGTATTCCACAAAAAATCGCATTTATTGTCGTTGAAGTAACCATCAAGCGTTATAACAGGGTAGGTGCAGAGGGTATGACATCTGAATCTCAAGATGGTAAATCAAACACATATGAATCTAATGATTTTGATCAATATAAGCCGTTGATTAATAACTTATTTTATAAAGATCAGCATAAAGGGAAAGTAGTGTTTTATTAATGAGATATCAAGATAGGATTGTTATTTTTAACTATAAGCCATCACGTTATAATCCAATCACTAAAAGCAGATTATCAATTAAAGAAAATGTATTAGACGAAACATGTCAATATAATGAATTAAATGCTGAAACAACACGTCTTGAATTTGGTGAAGTAGTTAGTAATGTAGCAATAGCACGACTATCTACAATCATTAATTCGCAACCAACACACGCAACTATTCATGATAAATTATATAAAGTTCTTAAAATCAAACAGTATCATCATAGCACTTCATTATTTCTAAAAGAGGTTACCAACTATGAAAGTGACAGGGACTAAAGGGATAAAGAATAAATTGCGACAAATGCATGATGATATCGATGATGATGTGGATTATATTGTAAAGATGAATGCGCATGAAGGTGTTGAAATAGCCGTAAGAAATGCTCAGACTGCTTTTAAAAAGGGTTATTGGACTGGAAATTTAGCACGTCAAATTGAAGTAAATAAAGTTGCACCGTTGCACTATGAAGTCGTTTCAAATGCGCATTATAGTGGTTATTTAGAATATGGTACGAGATATATGGCTAAAGAGCCGTTCATGTTTCCAACTTACCAAGCTTTAAAAAATAGTGTGCATGATGATTTAAACCGATTACTAAATGGATAAGGAGAGTTGTAAATGACATATACACCTAATCAACTGTTATTTGATAAAGTGTTTCTTGAACTAAGTAAAATTGACATCAATGTCATAGATATTAAAGATTTAATGCAAGTGATTCCTTATCCTTTTATTATGCTGGATAAATTTAAGATACAACGCACAGAGCATACATTAAATGCTTATCATGGTATTTGTACAGGTGCTATCCATTTATGGAATACTTATCAGGATGTTGGTCAACATGATCAATACATTATGCAAATTGATAATATATTATCAAATATAACACTACTAGAAGACTATCAATTACGTCTTTTAGAACTCAATATTAATACGATAAATGATGATTCAACAGAACAAGCATTATTACACACAATTATTCAAGTTGAATATGAAATTTTATAGTTAGGAGGTTTCTACATGTATAAAAATAGTAAAGATAGACTTTATTTATTTAGAAAATGTGGCGACAAAACAGATGCGTCAAAGTTAATGTTTATGACTGAATTTGAAAATGAATTAGAAAATGATTATGACACTGAAGAAACAATGGACGGTAGTTATACAAGTGATGGTACGATTGAAAATACACTATCAGCAACTGCTAAGGCTAATTATACTGATCCTCTATGTGATGAATTTGAAGATGCTGTCAGAGATAAAATTGCATATGAGGTATGGGAAGTTGAAAGTAAAGTGCCTGGTGACAAAGAAAATCGTGATAAATTTAAAGCGAAATATCATCAAGGACGCTTTAAGAAATTTAAACGTAAAGGTGAAGTTGGTTCGGTTGAGGAATATGAAGTTGAATTTGCAGTGCATGATAAATATCAACGTGGTTATGCAACTATTCCACAAGTTGTTGTAGATCAGTTAGCTAAAGTAGGTTATCGCTTCCATGATACGGTTAAATCTGATTTTGCAGACGATGGTTTAGCGACCATCCCACAACCTACAGTATCAACTTCAACAACTAGTGCTTCTAGTACAACTGCAGTTCCATCAGCATAATAGATAAATTAATTCAAAAGTAGGCATATGTTGCCTGCTTTTTTTATAGGAGTGAAACGTATGATTACAATTAAAAATGGTAAACATGAATTAGAATTAAAATTTGGTTTAGGTGAATTAAATGCAATTGATAAAGAGTTAGGTTATGAAGTAAGAGAAATTAACTTAGGTGAAGGATTGGAACAATTAATCCCTAAATTACAAAGTGGAAACGTCCTAGCCATAGCGAAAATTATTAAAGCTACAACCAAAGGACAAGCAGGAAGACCGAAAAATGAAGACGAATTAGAACACATTTTGGAGCATCTTATTGCAGAATATGGTTCATTTAAAAAATTCGGTAAATTAGTTATTGAAGAATTGGGAAACAAACCTTTAACCCAAGACCTCGTCAAGAACAAGTAAAGCAAGCTGAAACCACGAATCACATCAAAATGACGTATGACCGTATCGTTTTGATTTGCATGACTGATCTAAATATCAAACGTTTAGATGTTATCAATCAAATGACACTCACAGAGTTTAATTATCGTATGTATGCATTACATTTTGAATTATTAAGAAAAGAACATGATATGTATAAATTGGCTTTTGCGATTAGAGATGCAGCGTCAACTAAAAATGTTGGTACAGAGAAAAAGCCAAAAGAAGTTTATCGCTTTAAATCTGTTCAGGATATATTAGATTACGAATATAATTACTATCGCTTATTACAAGGCAAAGACATTGTGTTTAGTGGTGATCAAATTGAAGATGATGAACAACAAAACGCTCTATTAGAAGTAATTGCTGATATTAATAAGCAAATTAGTCAATAGGAGGTGATACGAATGAGTTCAGAATATACAGTGAGTACGCAGCTGAAGGCTAATACATCTAAATTTAAAAAAGACATAGAAGCAGCAATTAAAAAAATTGAGAAGTTTGACAAGATAGCCTCAAAAATTAAAGATGTCACTTTAAAACTTGATGACAAAGCACTAAATACAACATTAAAACAAGCTGAAAATTCATTAAAAAAGTTTGAAAAGCAAGCTCATATTGCGAATGTGAATATTGATACGAATCAAGTGAGCACAAAGATTGCAGAAATTGATGGTGAATTGGATCAAGTCGATGGCAAAAATGTTTTAAGTACAGTTAATGTCTCAGATGAACAAGCTAAAGCCAAGTTAGTAAAAGTAAGGAAATCTTTAGATTTCATTGATAAAGTTCGTACTAATTCTGTTGTGGATATTAATGATTCATTATTTCATACTAAATTTAAAAAAGTTAAGACAGAAATTAAGCAGTTGGATCACCAAACTGTCAGTGTCACTGCTGATGCTAATGTAGATAAAGCAACGTTTAAATTACTCAAATATGAAACTTTGATGCATCATCTCAATAACAAAAAAATTAATAGTTATATGCAATTACATGATAAACTTTTTCTGTTTAAAGTGGCTAAAGTAAAAAACACGATTCGTCAATTACATGGTAAGGCGATAAAGACTAAATTGAGTGTACATACAGCTGGTGCTATTGCAAAACTTATCTTATTTAAAAAAGTATTGAAAAGTATTCCCAATCGATTTCGTATCAAAGCACAAAGTAACACTAAAGAAGCAATGACAGGATTAAAAGGTTTAGCAGCACAAGGATCTAAACTCATGCAACGTCTTAATGGCTTTTCTAATGGCTTTAAATCGTTAGGTGTTGTAGGTTCTAATGTCATTCGGGGCATTTTAATGTCATCATTTTCAGCGTTAATACCTATTATTGCGAGTTTAATACCAATCATTACAGCAGTTGGTAACTCACTCGCTGTTGTAGGTGGTGCGGCGTTAGGTGTTGCTGGTGCAGTTGGTATTGCAACATCTGGTATTGTATTATTTGGTTTAATGGCTAAAAGTGCTACTAAAATGTTAAATGATGGGTTAATTCAAACTTCTAATGCCACCAATGCTTATAACAGTAGTTTGAATACATTGAAAGCAACATGGCAAGGCCTTGTACAGCAAAATTCTGATGCAATATTTACTGCAATGGCTAATGGTATGCAAGGTGTAACAAGTGCGCTCAATGCATTGAAACCGTTTATCAGCGAAGTGACCAATTTAATAGCCAAAAATGCACAAAAGTTTAACGACTGGGTTAATCATTCGACAACTGCACGTAATGCTTTCAATGCACTTAATACAGACGGTGTGACGGTGTTTGACAATATGCTAAGTGCAGTTGGTAAATTTGGTTCAGGATTTGTTAGTATCTTAACGCAATTTAGTCCCTTGTTTGTTTATATATCTGAACAATTAGTTAATTTAGGAACTAAGTTTGAAGAATGGTCAAATCAAGTATCTACACAACAAGGTATCAGTAACTTTATTAATTATGTCAAAGAAAATTTACCATCTATTGTAAAAATATTCTCGGATGTTTTTATGGGTATTATTAATTTATTTAAAATCTTCGGTAGTAACTCATCAGGATTACTACAAACATTAGCAACGATGGCCAATGGTTTTAAAACATGGTCGGAGTCTATAGGACAATCAGATGGATTCAATAAATTTATGTCATATATTAGTGAAAATGCCCCTAAAATAGCAACATTAATTGGTAATATTATCGATGCCGTCATGAAATTTGCAATTGCCATGGCGCCTATTGCGTCAGTGGTATTAGATGTTTTAATTGCTATTACAGGCTTTGTCGCTAAATTATTTGAAGCGCATCCAATAGTAGCCCGAATTATTGGAGTTATTTTAATGTTAAGTAGTGTGTTTTCAGCCTTAGCGCCTATTTTTACGGCGATTGTGCCATTTATAATTAGTTTAATTACTAATTTGATGTCATTGATAAATATCTTTAACATTATTACAACAGTCATTCGAATTGTACAAACTGTGTTGACAATTTTAGGTGTTATCTTTGGGACAATAAGTGCACCGGTATTAATTATTATTGGAGTTATTGCTGCGCTTGTTGCAATTTTTATATATTTGTGGAACACCAACGAAGGCTTTAGGAATGCAGTGATTGCAATTTGGAATGCTATCGTTTCCACAGCTGTAGCATTATTTAATGGATTGATGACATTTTTAGGCAATATTTGGAATGCGATTGTAAATGTGGCCAAAACGGTATGGGGTTTTATTAAAGGTACTATTATTGATAATATCGTTGCTGGTTATAATAAAGTAGTGTCAACGGCACAAAATATTTGGTCTACCATTTCATCTAAATTTAGAGAAATTGTGTCAACAGTAAACGAAAAAATGCTCGCTGTTTATAATGGTATTAAAGAAAAAATCTCTGACGCATTAGATGCAGTAAAGAACTTCGGTAAGGATTTCTTAAGT